GACCACCATTCCCGTGGCAGACCCCATGTATCGAACGTGCGCCCTGCCTGGCGAGGAATTCTGGTGCGAAGCCTACGGAGAATCCTTCCAGACCGTTAGTGAGTTTGGCCTGCGGCGACGCGCAATTGCCCTGGAGAACATCGCCAACAACACCGTCGGCGACATCACCCTCTCGTCACTGACTCCTCCACCCTCTCCGGCATGTGAGGGTGATAGGCTTGGCCCCATCGTTCCTGCGTGCTACCGAACCAGCGGAGGCTCCTCGATCCTGGCGGATGCGGAGCTATTCGCTCACTACCATCCTGAGTTTCGTCGCTGGTTCATCCTGCCAGACGGAACCTCAGTCGTCATGGTGAAAGCAACGGGATGCCTGTTTCCAGGACAGACGGCAAACGGATTGCTGATGCAGTACAACGCCGCAACCCTGGAATGGGAGGACACGGCAACCGTCATCACCATTGGCGACCCTGGTTACTGGAACTGCCTGCTTCCTGGGGAAATCGCTTTTGCCCGAGTGAACGCCTCGAACGTCTATGACCTTGTGGGTTCACACGGCTTGACGCGCAAAGGAAAGGTCGTGGACAACATTCCCTGCGGGCAATCGGGGGAAGTGGTTCTCTACAGCGACGAATCGGCAAGCTGCGGTTCTACAGCCAGCAATTGCTCTGTCACGGCGTGCAATGACTGGGGCGAAGTCCGCAAGGTGCTTGCCGAAGAAGAAGTCTTGCTGAGCTACCACGGAACTAATCCCCAGTCGTTCACTTCCGAGCGACGATGGACGATCATTCCCAAGTACGAACCTCGCTGGGCCATTGGCACCCTGTCCGCCGACCTCTGTCCCGACGATGCCACCGCTTCTGTGTCGAGCGTGGATGAATACGCCGATGGGTGTCCCACACCTCCAGCGTCTGGGACGTTCTTGAATACCTTCCAGCTTTCGGGAACCTCAGGTTTGGCAGTGCTCCTCTTTCGCAAGGAGGATGGCGATTGGGTTGTTACGCAAGTGCAACACGTTGGCACCTACGTCGTCTACAACGTCGAACTGTCGCAGACCACCGGACAAGAGGGGTGCGACATTGTCGTGACTGCGTATCGCGAACAAATGTCCGTGATGTCCTGCGGCGAAGTCGATACCGTGTCGTCTACCATCGAAGGAAGCGAAGTGGATGTAGTCACGGACTGGGAGGTGGTTCATGTCGCCGGGAACTACAGCGCTTCCCAAGGGCCTCAGGCCGGTAGCTGCACCATCAACGTGACCAAAGAACGGAAGTGCTTGCTCCTGCCATCCGAAGCCTCCACGACTATCGAGCAAATTTCGCTCACGCCTACCGTCGTTGTGCAGGACATCGACTACGGAGACGGCTATTGCCTTGAAGGCGTGGTGTCCGTCATTTACGGATTGTGCGACGAAGAATCGGCAACGGTCGAACTACTCTGCGGCGATCCGTGCGACGTATCCAGCGGAGTCTAGTCCATGCCGCTCATGTTCAACGGAGGACGGCTGCTCTTTGCTGACAGCGGACAACTGGCATGGTCTGCAAACTGTTGCTGCGATGAGTGTTGCGGATGCGCTTGGCTTAATAGTTACTGGCAAAACGGAGGACGGCTAAGAGTCACGTTCTCTGGGGCATTTACGGGGTATATTATTCTCGATCCAGAAGCATCGCCGGAGGGGTCATGCCTTTATTGGTATGGAGCCGACACATCCAACATCACAGACGATTGCGCACTTTTTCCACAAAGCGCAAGCATTAGCTGCCTTTCTTCGGATAAAAGCACTTCTGGAATAATTCTTGGGTTTGGGACTGGATCTGGAACGTGCGAATTGAGTGAACTTGTTCAGGCATCCATCACATGCGGACCACCGTTAGAAATCGTTTACACTGGAACGATTGAAGAAATCACCGTAGGTGGGTGTGTCTGTGATGTTGGTGATCCAGTAATTTTCACAATCACAGCGGAAGACATTGCTTGATTCAAATTGAACCCTGCACGATGCCACGGAATCCTCGGGGTGTCGGTTCGCAAATGGCTCGCATGTTCTCTTGGTTCCTCATTCATGCCACGAAAGACTGTCCCTGCTGCCAGCACGCGCACGAGTACGACGCCTGGGGGCCTGACGAATGCCTGCACCAGCTTCCCCTGATTCTCGGCCGCCTTGCTGAACAAGCTGCCGAACGCAAGCTGCCGTTCGTCCCTATCCTTGCCACGCAACTCGTCTGTATCGCCGTGAAGCGAGCACGCCGAGGGAAGCCGCTATGACCTGCATCTACTTCGGACCCCACGTCGGTTCCTTGGTGACGATCTGCTGCGGAGGTAAAGAAAAACTCATCCCCCTGCATACCTGCCAGCACGCCCAGGTATCCGAATCCTTTACCGTGGACAGAAACGGGGAAACAGGTTTAGCGCTCATCGAAGAATCGGCGAATCGACGTATGGCCCACGTGCGATCCTGCCACCACTGCCCCCACAAGGAAATGCCGGTGCGTCAGCGGGAACCAATGCCAGCGAAACCAGCCCACCAGAACGTCTCCCCTCCCAAAATCGAGCGATCACCCGCCAGGCACGAAGTGATTGTTCGACAACGAAAGGAACCGATCTGGCAACCCGACGAACCGGCAGCGGTGCAAATGTGGAAAGAGCTTCGGCAAAGCAAGGGCAAACGCGAACGACCTGGAATCGAACCGCTTCGCTTCCACACAGGCTGGGGAGTATTTGCTGAGGACGAGTACCGTCACACCAGCCCTACGCCACCCATTACGAATAATTCCGAACGATTTGTTCGTAAACATTTGCTCTGCCACATCTGGCCCGTCAACAACAATCGGCCCGTATGGATGCGACATATCTCTAGGCTGCGAAAAGCTTTACAACTATTCAACGGACAGAGGACGATTGCCGTTGCCACAGGAGACGACACAGCCGACCCGTCCGAAATCAGCGAATTATTCGACGGCGCCGTGGACGTGATTTCCGTCCCCAATACTCCGCTTGGGGAGTACGAGACTTTCCTGCCCCTCATGCGCACCATTGAAGGAAAGCCGGGGATCACCTATCGGTGCCACGCGAAGGGCGTCCGGCACCAGCGAAGCCCCTACACTGCGGTTCATGCCTGGGCAGACATCATGCACGAAGTGTGCCTGGATTACATGCCGCTTGTTTACCAATCCCTCGAACAGCATCCGATTACGGGAGTATTCCTAACCTTTGGAACCACCGTGCTTTACATCGGCACGTTTTATTGGTTTCGCAATGACGATGTTTTTTCTCGCAAATGGCAACGCATCGAGCGACACTACGCAGGAACCGAGACGTGGCCAGGATTGCACTTCAACACTTCTGAGGCTGGCTGCCTTTTGCTTTCGGGAGCAACTTCCTACCTCAACGTTTACCACGCTCGAACGATTGTCCACACGGTCGAACCGTATCTGACGTGGTGGAGAATGGCCCATCAGGAATGGCAGACCCCACTCCCGGCACCACATTTCCAGGAGCAAACATGACCACCGTAGGACTGGCTGGTGCGTGCTGGGGAGGGTACTGGGATAAATTCGGCGCGGAACTCGTACGCTCTATCGAACGCATGAACACTCAGCCACATTCCGTGACTATCGTTGCCGAAGAACTCCCGGGAGCGCCGGAATGGATTCAGCACGTGCGGCCAGCTTCTCCACGCCAAAAGTGGGACTGGGTAAACCAAGCGTACGAAGCGTGCCCTAGCGAATGGGCGATGCACCTGTCGATTGACGATCCGATGCTCCCCCATGGGTTCGATGGGTGGAACTTAGAGGGAGAAGCCATCTCGATTGCCGGAATCGAAAGCGGGGCTGTTTGGAAAGCGTCTCCGATTGCGTACAATGCAATCTTGAAGGTCAGGCACAATCCAATGCTGGGCGGCATTTGCTGCCGTCGCGACGTGTGGCTACGCTATCCCTGGGAGCCAGTCGTGTGCCCGGATTGGATACAGTGGCTCACCTTCAGGCTCCGCAAGGTGGATGTTCGCTTCGATCCTGCACCAAGATACATCCATCGCAGACACCCCGAAGCCCACAGCATCCAGCCAGACCCCACATGGGGAAAGCAACTGGCGGATTGGCGTCGGAATCACATCCCCGTACCACCCCAAGGCACGGCGGCGAGTCTGCATCAACAACTGCGGGAACGCATGAGGAGCCTTAAGCATGGCTAGTCCATACAGCCCAGTCCAAGACATTTTCAGAATTCCGCTTTTGAATCCAACCATCAAGCCTGGATCGTTTTATCGAAAGCGAGAGAGAGCGGCCACTCCTGCACAAAACTCTGTATCGCCGCAAGGTGCATTGGCAGACATGATGCACACTGTACCACCACCCAACGGCTACTCCGCAGCGCGGAACCGGCCTGGAGTGAACTACAAATACGAACTCTCTGACATGTACAACGCGGCGCAAGGGATTCCTGATGCGAACGTGCGGAGAGAGCCAGCCAGTCTCGATGCGTTGACTTCGTTTGCGGATCAACTGAAATCCTACAACGCCAACATCGCTGAACGAGACCGGATGCTTGCGAACGCACCGCGACCAGCCGTGCAAAGCGAGCAGTCTAAGCTGGCGGAAGCCTTGTCCACCCCCGTCTCTATTGACCCCAACTGGAAGTCGGTATGGGATCGCGGCACCGGAGACCGGGGATTCGAGCTTGCCTCGCGCAACCCGACCAGCCTACGCCCCTTCCCGGCGGCGATGCTTGCCCCACCCAAAGAACCGACGACGCAGTACACCCTCGCCAACCCACCGCGACTCGGCACCAGCAAAGCCAATCGCGACTCCCGAGGATACTCCACTGCCGACGTTTCCCGGTTCGCTCTGCAGCGGGCACGGGCAGGAATGTCCCTGAACGACGATGAACGCATGGCCCTGGAGGGAATGGCGGCCCAGGCGCCAGGGGGCCTAGCGTCGCTTCTGGCAGGCTCTCGTGCTGAACAGAGGGCGAATGCCAAGGAGACTGTTCGGCAGCGTGGGATGGCCCGTGGTGCGGCCAGGGCGGGCGGTAAAGCCGCTTCCGCTGCCATGCGTGCGGGTGCCCCTCGCGGACTCGCCTCGCTGTATGCCATGCCTGCCGGGGCGATGAACGATCCTGTTGCCTTGAGCGCGGCGGGCATCGTCGGTCCTGGTGTAGCAGAAGCGATGATGGAATCTGCCAACAATCGCGAACGGAACATGATCCAGCGAGAAACGATGCAGATGGCCCCGCAGATTGCTGCTATGCAATCGGACGATCCTCTTTTGCGACGACAGGCTGCTGCCGCACTTGGTCTTTCCCCGATGGGACAAGGCGCGGGCGATGGTTCGCTTCCTGCGGCCGTGGATGCGTCCGGAAATCCCGTGGCGGGTCTACAACTGACGAACGATCAAGCAATGGAACTCCAGCATATCTCCGACAATCTCGGGGGTAAGCCGGAACTCATTGAGCAGTACGGCAAGCGTCAAGGGTGGAGCGACGCCAAGATTGGGCTTGTGAAATCCATGTACGGCCCCAGCACTCTTGAGAAGCTCTACAGCAAAGCCGAAAAAGGCCTCAGACCGTTCATGAAATCACCGGAAGGCGCAGTCATGAGCCTGAACCCTCTGCTAACCGGCGGAATTCCCATGGGCGGGGCTCTGTACGACTGGGCCAAACGCAATCTCCAGTAGGTGACGCATGGACCTTGACGAATTCCTTGCCAATCCCCTTGCGTCCGTAGCCAAGCGACAGCGCCGTCGTGAACCCATCGCTGAGGAGATGGACCCTAGCCTGATGCGCCGCCTGACCAACGCAGGCATGTCAGGGCTGACAATGGTCGGGAATGTACTGGACATTCCCGGTTCGATGGTCCGCGATACGCTGGCAGGGGAAAACCCATTCGACCAGCTTGCACCCTGGAACTGGACCAGCGGAGAGAATCGCGTCGGCGGCAAGGAACTCCTGCAGCGATATGGACTCATCGGACGACGTTCTGGCTGGACAGGAACGCTCGCTGGGTTTGCAGCCGACATCGCCCTCGACCCAACCACCTACCTCACCGGTGGAGCCTCGGCGCTCTCGAAGGCCGGCAAGCTCGGGAAGATGGCTGGCATCCTCGACGATATTACGTCGATTCGCCCCGTAGGAATGAGGCAAGGGCGTCTGTCTACCACCCTCGGCGACTTAGTGGCGAATAACCCAGCAGCCCGCGAAGCCCTCGAACGAACGGCGGCAGCGGCCGGCGAGACGCTGACACCCGAACTCATGGGACAGCAGCTTGGTGGACTCTGGAAGGCCCATGGCCCACTCGCATTCCTCAACAACGAGGCGGGGGTTATCGGCAAGGCGGGAGGCAAGGCGGAAGCGTTCGCTCGCACTCTCGACACCACGGCCCGCACCATCTCCGAGTCGGCGCCGGGACGCATGGTCTCGTCTCTGTTTGAGCACGCGGTTCGCGGACAGTACGGACGGTCTGCCCAGAAGCTTGCCCGTCTCGTCACGAAGAACCAACAGAAGTACGGACCCATGGGACGCGCTGGCGCCCTAGACGTAGGGGACCAGGTCAATCCCGTGCTCGACGAACTCGCAGGCACTCCCGGAGTCGCCGATGAAATCATGGCGGCCAGGCGGCGTGAACTCGTTCAGCCCTACGAGGAGCAACTCGCGAATGCAGCCGAGTCTGTAAAGCTTCGCGGCAACTACGATCAGCGGGTCAAAGAATTTGTCGATGCCAAGCAGGCGGAACTCGACGCGGCAACAGAATACTCTCCAGAGACTACAGCATCCGCTGCGCCAACCGCAGCGCCGGAGGCAGCAAAAACATTAAGCGACCGTGTCTTCGACTCCTACTTCGAGTTGACTGGAGGCGCGTCCAATCATCGCGTTCGACTTTCTGATTTGCGAGACAAGCTGGGTGTTACGCCTGAGGAACTCACAAAAGAACTCATGGACCTAGAGCGAGCAGGGAAGATCGCATTGTATCCACTCAACCACTCACTTGAAATTGGTCCCAAGGACATCGCTGCGGCAATCAACAACTCCGCTGGATCACCACGCCACGTCATTTACATTGTCGCAAAAGACAGACCTATTCCTATTCCTCAACAATCTGCCGCATCCGCTGCTCCTACTGCAACTCCCAGTGGAAAGGCGAAACGCCAGACCTACAAGCTCACCAAAGAAGACAACGCGGCTATCGTTCGCGACATCAAGAACATCCGCGCCAATCTCGACGAAGCCACCAAAAGAGTCTCCATCGCCAATAGTGTTTTCGACTCTCTGGACAAAGCAACCGAAGTGCGTCGCGTCCTGAATGACGTGATTCGGCACACCGGAGAGAAAGACATCAACGATGCGATGAAGGTGTTTGGCATTAAGCTGCCCGCCAATGCCCAGCAGTCTATCGGCTCTGCAGTCGATGTTATTCGCACGTTCAACAAAGAACTCGTGGACGAAATCAATCGCCTTGGGGGTGGCGTGCGACTCCTGGGAGAGGACGATACCGGCGAAGTGCTGAGCTACATGACTCGCTACGTCGATGTCAGCCGACTCAGCAGAAGCGACCGGCAAGCGATTGCAGAGGCCCTCAACCTGGAGGCCAAGCGACTGGGCGTCGAAGTCAACCAGCTTCCGCCGAACGTCGTCAAGCAGGTCACCGAGGAGATGTCCCCTGCGCGATCGTGGCAGGCTGGTAGCACGAAGACCGCCGTCGATATGGCGCGGTCCCACGAAACGCGAAAGGTCCCCGCAAAGATCGTCAACGACCTGCTCACCGACCCAAACCTGCGAGTGGAACCCGGAGACCAAGCGGGACTCGTGGCGGCAGCGGAATACATCCTCGACAATTACGTGGACTACCTGGACACGGCCTACACGGGACGGAGCAAGCACCAGATTGCCTACGACCTTGCGAAGTGGGCTGAGAAGAACAAAGGCCAGCCAGGATTCCCCGGGATGATGGAGAAGCGTGCCAAGCTATTCAGCACGCCCGATGCCAAGAACTCGCTAGAGCAGCACGCCCTGGAACTCGCTCAATGGGTGCGACTCCATCCGCGTCGCAAAATGTACACGCACGACGTGATGACCGATGCCATGCGATACGCAGAGGCGGGGCATCGCAAAGTGGGGATGCTCAAGTCGATTCACGAATATCTCCGGCAATCGGCCAAAGGGTTTCTCTCGGAGAACCTGGAAGCAGAGGCTAAGCGTCTCGGGGTCAACGTCCAAGACCTTGCCCCTGACGTTGTCGAGCGTGTTACCAGCGAGACACGACGCTCTACGGTTCCACTCGCTCGCGTGTACGAAGAAGCGGGCATGGACGTGGAATCGTCGCTCAAACACTTCGCCAAGGACGGCAACCTGACTCCCGAGCAACTCAATCGGCTGACCGTCGATCCTGAAGTCGCCCAGGCCGTCGCTGCCGTCATTCGCTCCGACCCCCAGTCTCCATGGGGCAAAGCCATCGGCAAGTTTATCGACGAAGTGAATGGGTTCATGCGGGCCAACTTAACGCTCCCATTCCCCAGCTTCCACATGCGCAACTTGTCCAGTGGACAGTATGTCAATTTTGCCACGGGAGCAATCAACAGCCCCGAGGACATGAAGCGGTACATGGACGCTGTGCAAGTAGCTCGCGCCATGGCCAAAGACACCAACAACCCACAATATCGAAGCTACTTACGAGAAATGGAGGTTTATCGCGTTCACGGAGCACAATCCGAAGAACGCATGACCACTGGTTCCGAAGATGTTCCGCTAAATCCGTTCATTCCGCTGCCAGAATCACTTAAGCAAAGCCAAATTGCCAATGCCATCGACACGGGCTACCAGAATGTGATGCAACTCGGCAGTAAGGCAATGCAGACGGTTGAATATTACAACCGCGTCCCGCTCTACATTTACTATCGTCGCAAAGGCTACGAACCGGCGGCGGCAGCACTCGAAGTGAAGAAGCGGCATTTTGACTACACGGAACTCGCGCCCGCCGAGCGAGAACTGTTCAAGCGTGGATTCCTGTTCTACAGCTTTACCCGCAAGATGGCTCCGCTCGTGGTCCAGACCCTTATGGAGCGGCCTGGTGGTGCACTGGCGCAGAGCATCAAGACCGCTGCTAAACTCCACGACGACCAAGACACGCCCATCCCCAACTGGATTCGAGAAACGACGGCCATCCCCCTCGGCGGCACTGCCGATGGGACCAAGCGGTTCATCACGGGATTGGGGCTACCGCAAGAGGATGTCTTTTCCTTCCTCCCCTCGCCGATGCAGGAACTCCTCAGCCGTACCACGCCTCCCATCAAAGCTGCCGCCGAACTTTCCTTTGGACGATCCCTCTTTCAGCGCGGCCGCCCCCTGGAAGACCTTGACCCCAACCTGGGTCGCACCTTGGCGAACATTCGTCAACTGGCTGGCGGACCTAAGGCCGACGTTCGAGCAAAGCCTCTTTTTGGATCGCAAGGACTTGAATTCCTCGCGGCTAACTCTCCGCTGAGTCGTGCCATCTCCTCAGTGCGAACGCTGACCGATCCACGCAAGACGTGGACGGACGCTGGAATTAACTTCCTCACCGGTGCACGCATTACCGACGTGTCCGCTGGCGCGCAAGAGGCAGAACTGCAAGAGGCAGCCAATCGGATGATCAAGCGACTCGGGGGAAGGACATTCCAAACGACGTACATTCCCACCGAAGAACAGGCCACGATGACTCCCGAAGAACTTCAAGAGTTTGCTGGCCTGCAAATGCTGCAAAGACAAATCGCCGCCCGAGCTAGGGAACGTAGGAAGCGGCGTCTCGCGGCTGAAGGAACCAACACCACACCGTAAGCGACAGGAACAGCTTGTCGGCGAATCGCTGTGGCGCCCGAGGTCCGTCCGTCACCACGCACGGCAATTCACTCATCCCCTCCGAGCACGCTCCTGACATGCGACGCTTGTTGTGGAAGTAGCCTCGCACGTTCTGCTTCACATCGAACGCGGTCAATAGGTCGTCCGCAATCTGAAGGCGAAACGTCTGAGAGATGAGCACGTGGCAGGGGTATCCGTAGATGTCTCGGACATTGGTGCCTTCCTGGTTCTCTCGATAGTCGTCCGTGTAGCGAACGGTCACTCCTCCGACCTTTACCACGTCCTCCCAGTCGAGATACCGAACGGATACGGGATCGCTGAGCATCCCCCGCGTGCCAATGACCCGCACCTGGCGGGCCACCTCGTCGAGTGCGTCCTGGTACGTGCTCATTCCGTAGTCACCGTCACATTGCGGAACTTGTCGTACGGTGACCACGTGGACACCGCATACGCTGAACGCTGGTCATTCTCCATCGCCAAACGCAAGGCCATTAACGCTTCCGTCTGAAGATTGCCACGATCCTTCGTCTTGAGCAGGGCGGCATACTCGGCATCGCAAAGCTTCTGGAATGCCAGCAGCATCGCTCCCGGCTCGATGTCGATGGGATCGCTGATCGTGTACTTCACCGCCGTCAGCGTGTCTATCGTGGCGTTCAGCGTCAGCGTGCTGGAACTGGGCCTCGCAATGATCTGCCTCTGGTACGTGAAGGGGTTGTCCGTACCGTCCAGTCCACCCACCAAAGGCGTAGGCTCGTGCGTGGTACTGGAAGTGAATCGCATGATCGCCCCGACCATGTTCGTAGCCGTCACACCTCCATCACTCAGAGTCACCGTGGCGCTCGATGTCGTGGCCTTGCCGTTGGAATACTTCCACGTGCTGATGTTCGCCGGGCCTGCCTCGTAGGCGACAGAATACGACCGGGCAGAATCCGGGGGCGCCGCAAACATCAACGCCAAGCTTCCCGTCAACTCCCCAAAATTCACCACCGAAACAAAGTCGGGCTCGCCGACCGTCCCGAGCACGGAAACCATTCCGGCCTGCCACTGATCCATCGGGACCTGGCGAAGCTCTTTCTCGGATACGATATCCCACACGTGGGACAGCCTGCGAAAGTTCGTCGGCAAAGGGTAATAGGCACGGTAGACCGTGCACGCTGTTCCCGCTGCCACGTCTTCTCCGGGATTGTTCAACTCCGTCAACTGACAGGTAGAGGAGGTCAGCACCCGCTCGATGTCGTAGGCCACCTCGCCGATGAGCACCGTGTAGTATTCCCCGGTTCCGTCCGTGGGAAGCGTGGCCGTGGCAAGCGTCAGCAGTCGCTCAGAAGAACCGCCCGTGTGGTCGTACGTGACCGTTCCCGTCTGGTCTGCCGTCGTTCTCAGGGTGTACTGCCGATTATAATAGGCCCACCGCGTACGGTTCGGCATGTCGCGCAAGACATTGAGAATGGCCATGCGAGCCAACTGCCGCTGCCTGCCGGAATTCGTCAACTCCTGCGTCGCCAGCAACCGCTCCAATTCATCCTGGGCAGTCCAGACAAACTGGTTGTCCACTAGCTTCGCCATACCAACACCATGCCCTTAGTATTCGGTTACGTTTACGACGGTTCGCCCATCCCGTTGGATGACCAGTTCAAAGCGATTTACATCCGTTTTAATTCTCGGTTCAAGAAGACACATCAGCTCGTCATGCACGCCGAAAAAATGCAGGGGCAGAAGGTCCCCTTCTTGAATCGCCCCTATGGCCACACCATTTTCGTAGATGAGTCCAGCCCCGACGACATCATCCTCGCCTACCGACAAGACTCCATCTTCATCAGCTTGGCCGATCAAAAGAAAACCGGAGAACTTCTCCGCTCCAAACTCAAACTACGCTACTGCACCAAAACGCCGGAGTCCAAAAAACGCAAGCTCTACCGAAAGAAGCCGGTTTACAAAAAAAGCCCACCACGCCCCACCATGGCGATCTGCCCCCCGGGATGGTCTATCGACACGACCCAAGAGGAAGCCACCTACTTCATTCCGCATCACACCGTCCGAATCTTCGGCGACATGCTACGGAAAATCTTTGACCTCTGCTCCAACTCCTACCAATTCAAGAACTACATTCGCTACCGCAACATCACCAGGCTGATCACCGCGTCACGCATGGGATGGCCAGCATTCTCCGACAACTCCGATGGGGAATTCGGGGATACCTCGCCCATGCCTCTCGTCTTCCTTGGAGGAGCGTACGACGTGGAACGCTACCGCATCCTCCGCTTTGTGTACCACAATCCCGGCATCGCGTACCACCTCAGCATCCTGAACGCTTACGACAAAATCCACCGCCGCAAGACAGCAAACCTTCTCGTCAATAGTTGGCAACGACGAATGATCCAGCGCGAATGGGTCAATGACGCTTTGAGGTACCGGATTTCACCTTACGGGCATGTTTGGCTGCGATCTGTTCACGCAGATCAGCGTAAGCTTTGCGGCCCCCTTCCCATACCCGGCGCCGTAGCTCCGTATCCGAACCAAGAGCCTTGGACGCCAATTCCGTTACAATGTCCTCCGCAATCGCCTTCTTCGGGGCCGGCGGGCGCTCATCCGCCCGATGCTCCACAATCCCCCGACACTCGTAATTCCTCTCCCGACACACCCGCTTCACATCGTCAATCGAAGATACCCAAGCCCCCGGATCTCTATACCCCCTCCGGTCAGCGAGTCCGGCCATATAAAACCGTCCTTGAGTTTTGATTCCGGCGCCCTTGGCCATCTTCACCATGTCCCGCATCAAGTCGTCACTGGAGCCCTCCATCTTGCGACGCTGACCTTCCATGAACGCCCGGTCACTCCCTTTCATATGCGGGCCACGACGACAAGCCTGCATGGCTGCCAGAGAATGGTCTACCCCGCTCTCCCGGTAATGCAGGTAGCAACCCAGGAACACCCAGTCCTCGCACAACTCGGAGTCGTTCCACGCTTCGGGATATTTCTCCATGATCCCGCCCACGTCTGTCAGGCTGGCCCAGAACTTCGTAGCCACCTTGAAGTCTTTCTCGGCAATCAAGCTCACGTCACCGACTCCCGTTGCTGGATGCTTTCTTTCGTGCAGCTACGGCATTCTTCTGCCGCTGCCCTTGCAATTGCAAGTTCATCTTCTCACGCTCGAACTCCATCGTCTGGTCGTGCTCGTCTTCGGCATGGACCATCTTCTGCTCGTGCTTCTGCTGTTCGTTCACCAGCTTCAACTGCTCTGGAGACGGACCCTGCGATTCAGGTGGCGGCAACTCCACAAGGTATCGCTCTGGCTCTTGAATCTCCATCGCTTTCGCCACATCCAAGGTATAGGCGTTCCAGGGAGCGGTAATCCCTTGCGAGGCAAATTGCTGAAGCACCGGCATGATCACATTGCCGAATTCCGTCAGCCCCCGCAGGATCGCCGCCTTGTTCGGCTTCTTCGCGGAACCGGAAATGATGCGATACGTGTAGTCTCGCACCACGGCCTCGGGAGATTCGCTCAACACGAACCGCTCAAATACCTCCGACCCCATCTCGCCCAGCACGCCGGCCACGTCCTCGCGCTCCAGCAACCAGGCTGCCGTCATCATCTCCTTCCACAACGACACCGAATACCAGTCTTCGGTATTCTGAGCCATGTCGTCAGGACGGACGGAAACGCGGTCGTCCTTGATGATCGACTCCTGCGCCGAACGCATCTGCGTACTCGACAGGCCGTACACCAAGTCGGTCAGGCCCGTGCCCTTGTCAATCTGCTCCATCGCCGACTCAACCATCTTGTAGATGGCAACGTCAAAAGTCGGCTTCTGCAGGAGCGTAATCACATCGTTGATGTTCTGGCCCATGATCTCGCTGATTTCAATCAGTTTGATGGGACCCTTCTGCGTGAGAAGCTGCTCTTTGATTTCCTTGGCGGCAGACTTCATCACGGCCACGTAATCGTGACTCGACGCGGCAACCTTGTCGGCCAGGAACGACATGCACCAGTTCACGAAGCGCATCCAGCCAATGACCGGCTTGAACAGCGAAACGCCCCACACACTGGAACTCTTGTCGTAATACGTCAACTCCGTCACCGGCCAGCCGTTGCCAGACACTTCGTCCAGCCAAAACGGAATCGGCCATTGCACGGCATCCAACACAGCCTCGGGATCGTTCAGTACCTCATCCGGCAGATTCAACGGGTAAGGAACATTCTCGGCCACGACCAATCGCACGAACTTGCCGAGCGATTCTAAGTCGTACTCCGTCTTCGCTCGCTTCAGCTTGTCCCCGGCCCCGTTCTTGGAATACACCTCGTAGTACGTCAACAAGTCGAAGCTCTCGCCCCCAACGCCACGGGCCTTGGCATCCTTGACTCCCTGCCGGCTGACCTGGGACCGCTTCGATTGCTGGTGCCCCTTGAGGGACCCCGGTGGCAATCCAAACTTCTCCTCCACGAGATTGACCGGATGCGTCCACTGCACTGCGATCCACTGAATGTCCTCGTCGTACTTGGCGTCCGGGTCTTTGATCACCTGGCGCCAAGAAATGTGCCGACTCCGCGGCGTCCGCACGGTGCTCCCCGGAGACTGGTGAAGCTCATGGAAAAACACTCCCGTGCCCGCGACCAACGCTTCGGTGATGGACCGACGCGCGTGACGCTTTTTGTTCGTCTCTACCTGCAGCCAATTCAGGTAGTGCTCCTTGAGTGAAGCGATGATCGACTTCACCCGCCGGTCCTGCTCCTGCATCCCCATCATCGCGTCGTACTGCGGAGTCTGCGGCGGGATTCCGTATAGCTCCGGGGGAATCCTCGGGGGCGACTGGGGAGTGACCGTCGCCTGCGGATAACGCTGGAACATGGCAGGGCCAAAGAGAGCCACTGCCTCAAATACCCGATTCACCGTCATGTGAAAGGTCGGGTAGGGAATGTCTCCCGCAGACTCCACGAATCCCTGGGGTCCACGGGAATACTCGTTCTTCCACATCCAATTGTGCGCGGAGTCGTAGAACTTCTCGCACTCCTCCGCGTACTGGCCGAACCGCTCGTGTCGGCACCGCGTGCCTTCTTTGATTACGGCCAGCCAGTCCGATACCGTCGCACGCAATGGATGGGAAGGCATACCCAATTACTCCGCAGTCTTGGCCCGCGTCTGCCGGGCAGTCGGAACCTGAAGCATTTCGTTCAACCGGTGAACGGTCTGCTCAAGGTCGGCAATGCGTTGCTGGGTTTGCTTCCAGTCGTCAGTATAATCCCAAGCGCCGTTTTCGCGAAACTCCGGCGCAATCTTCAGCTTGGGATCGTTGAAGTGCCGGACCTGCTCCATGACCTGACCCGTGCTGGGAACGTGCACGGTGACCGTGCGGCCAGTCTTGTTCAGCTTGACCACATAGCCCACCACTTTCCGCTGCTCTGCCAAGGTGGAGTCGTAGTACGTCACACACGTACCCTGCCGAATCTCCGGCATTTTCCAACTCTGCACCGATTCCTGAGAATCCACCGCTTCCGTAATAAACGCTGCTGTCATTACCATTCCTCCTCCGAACCACCCCGGGGACCAAGATTCACATTGCCGTCGCCCATGCCCTGTCCGCGTGCTCGACGGCGAGCCTCGCGATACTTCCGCCCTTCGCGGATTTCGTCTGCGTACGTCTTGAATGCAGCCACCCTGCGCGGCGGCGCCACATAGGGCAAGCCATGCGCTGCTGCATACTCCAGTGTTTCCACCGCGTGAACGGCGGTCTTGCGGTTGCCCTCGTCCGACACGATCTCTTTCCCGGCAACCTTTACCATCTTCTTGCGAAACTGGAGAATCTCTTTGACGAGGTTGGCGCAGCGGTCCATGTTAATCAGCAACGTGGGATAGCCCCGCTCCAACGGATTCTCTCCACTGCGAATTTCCAGCCACGTGCGAACGGCCATTTCGCGGCCCTTCACGTCGTCCGATCCGCTGGTGAATCGAGAACCTCGCGCCTCGCACACCAAGCCCCGCTTCTCCAACTCCATCTCGTACTGCCTGCGGGGAAGAACGCCTGACCCCAACTCCCGCAAGCGAGCACCGTGCGCGTCGATAATGAAGTCCTGGAAATGCTTGTTGCGCATCTTCAGTTCCACTTCGTCGCCCCACTTGCTGGCCGTGCAGTTTGTCAGATACAGCATGTCGTAGCAAATTTTGAAATTGCCAAACTCGTGCGGGGGAGGCACCGCGTAGAACGTCACCGCACCGACGTTAAAGCCAGGGTCGTACACCATGTAGCGACACCAATCCATCGGCGGCTCGCCCCCGGATTCCGTCAGGACCTTCTGCACCTTGGCCCGCATCTGGCGACCGTTCCGCTCATGCTCCTGCTCGATGAACGTCAAGCGATTAATGGCGTCATGCACTTCCTTGCTGAACGTCGGGTACATGCGGGTCGAGTCGATAGTGAATTCCCCGAGCGCCCGCGCCCGATATACGTCCTCGCCCGCTGCCTTCCAAGCCTTCGCGTTGTGCTCCTTCGACTCCTCCGGGTAATAGGGGTTGTCGAACATTGTGGCCCGTAGGCAGATTGTCGTCGCGTTGGGATTCCCCTCCTCATCCTCGGCACGCTGCGCCATCTGGACCAAGTCTTCCGTCTTGTTGTGCGGCAACGCATTCCATCGAATCTTGCCCTTGCGATAAGCAGTGCGCCCCAGCGCCTCCACGTACCAGCCACCGGTTGCCACGTCCTCGTCAATCAGGAACAAGTCCGCCTGAAACCCCTGGGCCATCTCCGCTTCACCCTGGGAATTGAAGGCGTGTATTTCCCATCCCGTGTTGAGCGTGGCTAACGAAAAGACGTGATTCGCTCGCTTCTCCCAGGCGATCCCCTCGATGAATCGCTTCGGGATGAGCGGTGGCGAAGGACGGATTTCCTCCTCACGACCAGCGTCCCCAAACTTCCCCATCACCTCCTTGTCGGCAGCCCAAGGACGAAAGGTCCTCCACTCGCCCGTCTTCAAATCCTGGATGATGTTGAACGCCCCGTAACGAAACAGATAGCGATGAATCACGCGGCCAATGTGGCCCTCTCCATAGCCAAGACAAACCGCTACCCCATTCTTCGGATACTTGTTGTAGGGGTCCTGATTCGTCGCTGCCCGGGCAACCTCCACAAACGATGCGAGCGAGTTGTGAGTGACGATGTAGTCTTCGGTGATGTACGTGTGGTCGGGCGAGTCCACTGTGATGCAAACGCACTCTCCATTGCCCGCAGGACGAATGGAATGCAATATGCGTCCCGATGTCAGCTTGTGCTGGTATTTGTTACGGCGATCATTTTTCCTGTCCAAACCAAACACGCGAATCTCTCGCGGCAGGGACATTTGGACTACAGCCATGTTCAAGCAGCGGCTTTTTACGGAAGCATCTGGAAGGTCTGGAGACTTGACGACAAGAGGATTTCCCTTGACCTTCACCTTCTTCGTGATGAACGTCTCTTTCCACGAAATAGATGCTTTCCCCCCCAACGAACGAACCAAAGAAACCATGTCACGAGCCAAAGACGGAGAGCACGTGTAGAAAAACGGGACTCCATTTTTCGCACAATAGCCATCCGTATCCATCAATCCCTGCAGCAACGCAATCCTTGTTTCAACGCTATTCTGAAGGTAGCTCAACGGAATGAATTTTGACTCTGACTTGAGTCCCAGCAACTTAAGCTCTCGAAGACCCGCAAGAATCGGATTTCTTGGCACGCTTCCACGATTGATGCAGTACAAACTGGCCTTCCCGTTTTCCTGCCGGTGGCGACGAGTCATTGCCATTCCCGCTGGAAGCAAAGACTCGACGCGATCCGCGATTTCTACATCTTCCGTTGTGAAGGACGCAGTGTCATGCGAAATCGAGCCATCCCCAAGAAGCACTCCAAGAATGTAAGGATCGACTGGCACCTCGGATAATGGAAACTGCACAACTGCAGTAGGAATAATGGCCCTATCTCTTGGAACTGGGTTGTCACCGCCATGAACTCGAATCTCTTGAAGTGAATACACACCCCAGGATTCTTCCTTGTGGTACTTTCCTCGATACTTCTCCGATTTCTTAAGTTTGCACCTCCAATGGTGATTTTCAGCACAATTAGTGGAAGCTCCGTCATCAAACGTGAGCCTGAACAACGCCAGCCACCCCTGAGGATGAACTTGCGTCACATTGCATGGCTTTCCATCCCCACCAATAACCTGATCGCCTACTCGCAGTTCACCAAGCTTTCTCCAGCCCGCTGGAGTCAACACTGGGGTATCCACGTGGGCTGGACCACCGACCTGGTTGGCCTTTACGATGATGACTTCTTTGTTTGTCGCGGAATGAAAAGCCTGCTGGAACGGTAATGGATCGTACAGCTTGAGCGCCTCTAACTGACGCTCCTTGACGGCCGTCAAGAAATCCCGCATTTGACGACGATCATGCGGCGATAGCTTGCGAGTGCCATCGCTAGACCAAGAGCCTGAAACTACAGGCTTCGGCATCTCGTCAGGATGCAGCATCTTTGATCTTCGCGTCTTTTGCGTTCTGCTGCGCCCGGCGGAATGCCAGTCGCTCCAACTCCGCTTCCAGCTCCGCATCGGTCATGCGGTCCAGATCCATCGTTGCCTTGCCATCCTCCGAGACCTGCCGAGCCATGTCGGTGATCATCTTGAGAATGCGGAACCGATTCGCACTCCCCAGGGGAGTCCCGAGGTACTGAGCATAGAGATGCTTGGCGAAGCCCATTGGGCCATTGAAGATGGTCATGACATCCTGGTACAGAGCCGACACGTGCGGACACGGATCGTTCGATTGCTCCAGTTCCATTCCCAGGATGGCAATGCCGTGGGCCTCAAGCTGAGCCACCTTGTCGAGAATCTCTTGGCCCTCCTTGACGCGACGCTCCTCGGCGCGGCACGTCTTGCAGATGTTCGACCACCCCGAATCTCTGGAATTGTCCTTGTTCCAGTATTGGGTAGTCAGCGGAAAGATGCTGCTGCAGCGGCGGCAACGCTCCTCAAAGGTGCGCGCCACCACCCGAGACATTTCCTGCTCGTCCTCTAGGTGAGGCATCGACTTTTGGACCGTCTCAGGACTTACGTTTTCGTGCGCCCTTACGGCCTCGTCGTTGAGGTTCAACGGCAGACTCCTGGTACAACTCCCAAACGTCCGACTCAAAGGAGGTATCTTGCTCGCCGTAGCGCGTGCCCCGCTCCACGACGTTACGGAACGTCTTGGCGACATTCTCCAGCTTGTACATCTGGGGACGACCGCAGTTCCATGGCTTGTAGTGGCCGATCCACGAATCCCAGGCGCAACGGATCGGGTTGTACCCGAACTTCGCCTGACAAGCCAAACCCATGTCTCGCGTCGCCGCCACGTCTTCCGTGGAAGCCTTCTCGGCAGCGTAGCCGTCCTTCCATTCGTAGAAGAACCAGCCCTCCGTCAACTGCCTCTCGGCCTCGTCCACGGTAATCGCACCGCCGGCCAAATCCTGAAGCACTTCCCGGCGCGGACGACCGCAGGGCTCCACCAAATCGAAAATACGCATGTCGTACATGATCATGCCGGTAGGCAACGCAGCAACCTCGCCCACGCCCGTCATGGTCGCTGCCTGCGACCGCGTAAACTGCTCCAGTCGAATAATCACCTCGTCATCCCCCACACCACTCATGGTGGGTTCAAACTGGAAGACGTAGCAATTCTCGTGCGGCGGCGGCCCCACGTAGGGAGCGCCAATCACCAGCGGCCCCCTCTGGTAGTGCTGATGCAGGGTGTCAAAGGCCACGTCCCAGAATGGCTTGTGCCAAGACTCGCCCGCGTGACGGAACGGATCTTGGTCGCTATCGACCATCAAGAGCACATGGGCGCCGCACGCCCTGGCCTTCAAAACCGCACGATTCCGCGTCATCGTGATCGGCGTGTCGGCGATGTCCTCCGAGCGGATAAATCCCACTCGGTCATCTGCCTTGGCCTTCAGAACCGTCTCTGTTTCCCAACGACGCAAGGCCGGGATTTCCGATTGGAATCCTCCGTTGCCTGCGTAAGGGAAATGGACAATCAAGACATTCAGTTTGAGCGGGTCAGCCGCTCCCTTGCTGTTCGGTACTCGCTTCATAGTCCTGCTGCTGATAGGGGAAATCAATCGCAATCAAACGCATGGCGCGACGCGCCGTCTCGTGCATCCGGTCTGCCACTTCCAAGTCGTTCGAGGGATCGTCGCAATCGGCAAATCGAAACGAAGCCGTCGAACGATAGTCACAACCATCGGAAGATGTGAACACAATCGTGAACACCCACTTTCCGCTGGCCTCTTTCACGTCCCAGCGAAATCCGATGTTCGTCAATCCACGAGAAAGGCAGTCGTCCCGCAACTCATCCAGAATCATGGCATGAACTCCGCACGATGCCCTACGATGTCGAGGTACGTGCGTCCGCACGTCTTGCAACGCTGGGTGTGTATATCGTAGCGATGAATGCCCGTTTGGGTACACGGCACTGGCACGCCGTACATTCCCGCAGGAACCTGCGGAGTGGATGGCACCCTGATCGTCGTTACGGGAGGCTCCAGCGGTTTTGCGGGCGGGGGCTGGTCCGACTCAGCGTAGGGGATGGCGCCTTCGCACGCATCCCGCAGCTTCAGCAACGCATAGTCGGCAGCAGAGCCGCCGCCGCAATGGCTGATCGCCCATCCTGCAACCGCCCGCAATTCGCCCGCCGTGGTCATTTTTTCTTTTTGCCCTTCTTCAACTTCGCCACCAACTTGCGACCCATGGATTCTTCTTTCTCGTGCTTCTTCGACTCGCCCTTGCAATTTTTACCTGCCACGTACTTTCTCCTCATGGAAACAAAAAAAGGGCGACGACGACCTGCACAAGTCGCCGCCGCCCCACCCCTAACCCAGCAACGGGTTGTTGCCTGGTATGCGATTAGTAGATGATCTGAGCGTTGATGAGCAGGTCAGCCGCCGTCTCGCCCGTGGTGCGAGCACTCAGCGCCCGACCGACGTTGTAAAACGCAGCCTTGAACGCATCGAAGCCGTTCGAGGAATTCCCGGCAGTCGCGTTGGTGAACGTCACATTCGAGATGCGACCGCTCGTGCTATTGCCCGACGTGGCTCCGGTTGCGGCAATCAACTGGGCGCCAATCGAGATATCCCCGTTGAAATCCGCCCCAGCAGTCGGAGTCAGGATTTTCACCGGGCCTCGCACGATGCCCCAGAAGTAATACTTGTCCGCCACCCCGCTCGTGGCGAGATATTCGTCGATGACGACCAGCCCGTGGTCGGCCAACACCGTCGCGTACCCGTCCACTCGCTGCATGTCGGTAAAGCCACCAGCGCGTTTGAGGCGAGCCAGCCGCTTTCCGTAGAGGGTGATTCCGCTGTTGTTGAGCAACGGCACGCCCCACAACTGACGGCCCGTCCGACGCGGAGTCGTTCGGGCGGCACCCATGTTCTGATCGGAAATCAGGAACAACTTGCCCGCCCAATCGTAGTCGATGATGTTCCCGTCCGTGTCGGTACCCTTCTGCGTTTCGCCCAGCTCGAAGGGCAGCGGACTCGAAAGATTCATGGCGATACTCCTGTTCCCTGCGGTAAAGGCCCCTCAGGCGGCGTTGTTGGAAAGATTACGTCGGCACGCACCACTTGACGAAGTTGCGCGGGCTGGTGAATTTCATGTTCGACAGCGTGGACACCACCGCGTTGTAGGCCTGCGTGTGGATGTCGTACTCGGGACCTTCCGACTTCAGCAGGCTCTCATCGCAGCCGCGAAGCTCGATGTTCATGTAGTTGAAGCCGTAGCCCAGCGTTCCACTCAACGAGGAGTCGAACGTGAACTCCACGCCGTCCAGGGCGAACGTGTTCTTGAAGCCCAGGGATCGCAGCGAGTAGTCGCCGCCCGGATTGATGTTGATCTGCTCCTTGTTGTCCAGCAGGTTCAACGCCGTCATGTACGAATTCCGCGACAGCACCCCGGTCGTCATCTGCTCGTCCAAGGTCGCGTTCTTCTGGCACGTCACGATTCCAAATCGCAACGCTTCGATGAAGTCCGCGAATCCCGTGTAGGACGTGTGGACAATCAAGGGAGACCAGTAGTCGTACTCGGGGTCCCCGTCACCGTCCGGCCAGACCACGCTCGACTCCCAATCCCCGCCGACCGTTCCCAGAACCGTGGACAGCGTGGCGTAGGTGTCGTTCGGGTATCCCACCTTGTCGCCCGTGTTTGTCGCCCGCTGAGCACCCGTCGAAATGTTGACGGTGCCGTTGGTCGCGAACATGGACTCGAAGCCATGCCAATACTTTTCGTTCCCGCTGGCCGATCCGTCCGTGTAGACTTCCTTGCCGAGGACCAGTTTCATGGATCGCGTCAGACGTTCGACGTATTGATCGAATACCTTGATGATGCCTTCCGGCCCGCGATTCTCCAGGAACTCTCGCTGGTACATCGCGTCCGTCGCCTGGTAGCCGCGATACTCCAGGGCGGCCGTCTTGTACAGATTGCGGCGTGCGAAATTCCGCTGCGTCTCGCCGGTGTTGCCTTCCACGTTGTGGATGCGGTACTGAACCGGCCAGTCGAAACCACGGCCACCATGATTGAAGGTGATCCGCCCCGACGCTTCAATCTGGGCCAAGGCCGGGAAGTTGCGCGTCGCGGCGTCTTCCAGCATCCGAATGTTTTCGGCCAACGTCGTAGCGGCACTGCGAGCAAAATCCGCCGGGCTGTAACCCTGGTATCCGGTAGGCATGGCTCAAAACTCCTTCCAGGTGGTCAGCCCCCTGGCGGGCTTAATTGGCTGCGGTTCCATTCAGCCGGTCCAGCAACGCTTGGCCCGGTGAGACGTTTCGATTCTGGGGCCGACTTTCCGGGTTCGGCGTTCCACGCTGCGGCAATCCCGTGGCACCTGCCTTGCGGGCAATCTCGCGCCGCACCTCCTCACGCTTCGGAGCAATCGCCGCCGAC